TGCAAGCGTTCGCAATACTGGTTAAAGCGGAATTCTTGTATCAGGGCAGTGCCCACTTTGCCGTCGCTGGTCACACGATCTGAGTCATCAGGTCCTGTGGGCAAGTAACTGGATGGCACACGCAGGCCACGAGCCATTTTGTTGTTGAAATACTTTAGGTCGTCAATTTCACCAAGATTCTGTCCGCCAGGCAGTGTTTCTACGCTGCTACCGCGACCGTCTTGTCCTTGTGGGAAAAAGTAATCTTCACCCACGCTGAGTGGGTTGTAGCTAGAATCCATCATGTTTTGACCGCCGCCTGTTATGGTAGGAATTCTGCGTTGATGCATTTCATTTTTCACACGCTCCACAAACGCCATGGCCAAGTGGCTGGGCATGTTGCCCACATCAATTTTGAAGATTCGTCGTTCCGGAGCACGTTGCACACGATAGATTAGAATTGAGTCTTCCAACAGTTGTTTCTGTTTGAACACCATGAAAATCTGTTCCAGCACACTGCGTCCAAAAGGCCAGAACACATCTAAGCCTTCGTTCAGACTCATGTGTACCACATGCTTGGCATCAATACAAACTTCGTTCATGGCCTGCATGAAACGACTGTTGTTGGTGCCGCCGCCTGATCCACCGTTGGGCATGGTGTAGTTTGAACTGCCGCTGATGCTGCCTGTCACCGGGTTGGTCATGTAGTCAGTGGTGGTTTTTGCTGCCACGCTGAGATTCTGAAAGTTGGGATTGATGTCTCGAATCACATACTGTTCAGGACGTTTGCCTTCGCTTTCGTTCACAATGACTCGAGCCAGCTTGCTCATATCCACCCAGTACATTTCAAATGTTTCTGGATCACGCACAAAAATCTGATCACCGTATTTGATGGTGTTACGAAACAGTTTGAAAATGCGTTGACCCAGCTTGTTCAGCTTGACCCACTGTTGCAACTGCTTGCGAATAATATCTACTTCGTGATCTGTGGGCTTGTCTTTGTAGTCCACTTCAAAAGGTGTGCCATTTGACTGATTGGGCTGTGTGCTGAACTCAGCAATGATGTCCAGGCATGCATTGATTTCTGAATCCATGTCCATGTTTTCGTACTGGTTGTAACGCTCAATACGGTTGGGGTGTCCTGAATATACTTCTGGTAGTCTGCTGGCATAGTTGCGAAACACAAAGTCTGCTTGTGCTCCTGAGTTGTTGCCGTTGTTTCTGGGATATCCGTTCAGGCCAAACTGATTTTTTCCCGATATAGGACTCAGCTGACCAGACGTGTCTGCCACTTTGAAATATTTTTTCCAACTTTGTTGTTCTGCCATAGTAAGTTATTTACCGTGTTAGTAGTTGGTTGCCAGTATCTTTTGCATGACTTCCAACTGACGGTCATTGGTACGTGCCATGTCTCGTATGCCCTCTGCCACGTGTTCCATACCAGGCACAACAGTTTCTCCGCTGGTACGAAGCATTTCCGCCAGGGCCTCGGCCATGGCAGCTCGGAATTCTACTCCTGCCTGTTCCAACGCTTTACTGCCATCTGTATTGTGTTGCTCTTGAATTTCTTTGATTCTTGCTGCAATTTCTTCGCCAATTCCTGGGATCACAGCAGTTCCCAGCTGAGCTACTCCCAGTTCAAAGTTCATTGCAATTCCACTATTGATAATTTCTTTCCATACATCGGGGTTGGTGATAGTTTGTGTGGCTTTGTCAAACGCTCCCATTCCGGCTGCAATATCTTTGACAGCGCTAAGGTCTGTGCTCACATGCCCTCGATTGATACCAGTGTATTGATTATAGCCGCCAAAAGTTGGCCCAATACCACCTTCAGCCATTACATTGTTTAAATCTAATTTTACACTAACCGGTACAGCACCATTCTTCAGTGGAATAACTGCTTCATCCTGGCCACCTTCACCAATAACAGCCGGCGTGCCGCCTTCGGACGCTTTGACTATGCCACCATCTTTCATGAAAATATGCGGAGGATCACCTTGCAATGGGCTAAATCCAAATTCTTGTAGTAGCCCAGAACGTTTTAAATCTTCTACTTGACTGCTGTTGATGTCAATAGCACGGCCTTGTTGATGCTTGCTATGGCCTGGCAGTGCCTTGGGGTTGCTGCCCGAATCAACTTTGGCCTGTTCTTCCGGTGATCGGAATGCACTGTTAACTTGCAAACGTTTGCCAGTCAATGTCATGTAGTCTTCTGCCATTTGGGCAAAATTTTGTTGTACCGGAGATAACAGTTTGGCAAAGTGTTCTTTGGTTCCTGTGCCGCCGGTAAACTTGATATATTCCTCCCATGAACGTTTAGGTTCCTGTGATGGACCACCTGATGGTAAGCTGGCTGGAGCAGCACCTGCTTTTACAGACCTAGCGGCTGGTGCTGCTGGTGCTGCTCCTCCTGCTGCTGCTGGTGCTGCTCCGCCGCCTGCTGCTGGTGCTGCTCCGCCGCCTGCTCCTCCACCTGCTGGTGCTGCAAACTTTTTGTTATAGTCAGCAACTGCCTGGGCCGCAATTTCGCTTCTCTTTTTAAAACCTTCTAGTTGTTTTTCATTTAATTTGTTACCATCGTTGAATAATTTTTGATACCTTTCAATTTCTGCCAGTGTTTTTTCATATTCTGGCAATTTTTTCATCTTATCTTCTGCTGCTAGTTGTCCAAGCACACCACCACTGGCAGCAATAGCAGCAGTATCCGGGACTGCGCCATCAATAGTACCGCCACTACCTAGTTCAGGACCAGTGCCGCCTTGTTCTTGTCCAGCAAGACCAAACATTTTGGCCATTGCACCAGCAGCCAAAGTTGTGTTGTGAGTCAATAGGATCAAGGCATCAGTTGAAGGTCCGACACCAGCAAATACAAAATTTTCTACTGCTTTGTTGCCTTCTTGAATTTTTAAGGTTAACTCAGTTTGTTTCTGAACTAATGGATCTAGTGCTTTGCTACCTTTGCCACCCTGAGCTTCCAGTTCTTTTTCAGCTGCAATCTGAGCCTTGGTAAAATCAGTCATGCCTGATCGCAGGTCAGCAGAAAAGTCTGCTCCAATATAAGCACCTGCTTTGGCCAATCCAGTCATTGATTTAGCAGTGTTACCAGCGGTCTGGCCAATGATGGTCGCTCCCTCGGCTGCGTTGGCTAGGCCTGCACTCATTCTGTCAGCCTGAACCATGACTTGACCTTGAGTTACCAACATGGCTTTTTGTGCCGCTTCCGTGGTAATCATTCCAGTTGATGCATCACGGAAACCCTGAGCCAATGCTTTGTTTTCCTTGCTAATCATTAGATTGGCTAGTTCTAGCTGTTTGGCTTCGTCATGGCGGTCTTGCGATCTCAACTCTTGCAGTTTGGCAGCAAATCGTTCTTCGCTTCGGGCTGCTTCCATCTGGTCTTCCATACTTTTGCGAGTTTCACCAGTAATTTTGCTCAGCCCATCCATTTCAATCAAATACTTTTTAGCACCATCAGCCAGCTGTGCTGATGTTTGAGTTTGACTCATGCCAATTCGAGTTTGCAACTTAAGATAACCCATTGCGCCAGCATTGATTTGCTCTTGAGTCAGGCCGGCATTTAGCAACGACTCTTTGAACGGTTCCATTGCTTGGCCCATGTCAGCAAACTTTTGTCTGCCTTCAAACACAGTGCCCGAGAACAGTGCAAGATCTTTGGAATTTGCTGCAATCAGCTCAGTATACTGACCAATGTCGTTCATGCTGAGGCCGAGCTTTTTGGCATCCTTAAACAAGCCAGTCATGCCATCACTTGCGGCAGCGCCTGACAGAGCTAGATCTTGGTATCCTTTAGCTAGTTGCTCACGCATGGCATTGGTAGCCTTCATGTACTCTTTGCCTGCTTCCAGCACAGACACTGTGAGCAATCCTATGCCGGCCATTAACCCTTTGATCAGCGGACCGCCAGGCACCAGCAAAGTAAGAGCAACTGCGGCCATCTTGACCGCATCTGTCATTTGATCTATTGCTCCACCAAAATCTGCTGTGCCGTTTTTTGCGGCAAGTAGAGCTTTTCCAGAACTAAATGCTGCTGCGCCAAACTTGGCAAGAGCATCTGCACCCATGCCAGTTGATTTGCTAAAGTCGTCTAAACCAAATTTAGCCTTCATTTCAGCATCATTACGACGTGCGGCTGTGGAGGCCGACAGTTCTCCGTATGCCCTCATTTCGTAATTGACCTGCGCCATTATTCTAGTAAACTCTTCTGCTTCGCGATTTATATCAGCCATTTTTGTTGCCCATAAGTAGAACTATATTTATAGGTATTCTATGACCCAGATTTCTAACCCTTTACGACAATACTTTAGACAACCTGCAATTTACTTGCGATTGCCCACTGGTGGCCAGCACTGGCCAGTAGGCTCGCTAGAAATGCCAGGCAACAACGAATTACCTGTGCTGCCCATGACAGCCATTGACGAAATCACCTACCGAACTCCCGACGGATTGTTCAACGGACAAGCAGTGGTCAATGTGATACAAAGCTGTGTGCCCAACATCAAGGATGCTTGGAAAATTCCACAGCCAGATCTCAATGCAATTTTGACTGCCATACGAATTGCCAGCTACGGACATGAACTTGAAATTGGCACCAAATGTCCCAACTGCACACACGAAGATGATTATGTGTTAGATCTGCGAACTGTATTGGATCAGTTGAAAAGTTCAGACTTTGATGAACCAATGGTGCATGGTGACCTGACCATTACATTCTGCCCCATGAGCTACGAGAGTCAAAATATGACCAATCAAGAGCAGTTTGAAGAACAAAAGATAATGCAACTGTTGCCAACAGCAGACATGGAAGAAAAAGAAAAAATCCTCAGAATGCAAGAAGTCTTGAAAAGGATCACTGAGCTTACACTCAAAGCGCTCAAATGGAGTATTGCCAACATTCGAACTCCGGCTGCTATTGTGAGTGAACCTGAGTTTATTGACGACTTTTTGAAAAACTGCGATCGAGCCTTGTTTACCAAGATACGAGACCGTGTGATTGAACTGCGTCAAAACTCTGAAATCAAACCAGTTGGTATCACTTGCACCGAATGCGATCACGGCTATGAACAGCCCTTGACCTTGGATATGACAAGTTTTTTCGCACCCGCCTCCTGACATCTAATGCTGAAGAAATTGCCGACATAGTGGACGGCATGGAGCGGGAGGCCGATAATATTCGAAATGAAAGTTTAAAGATGTCATGGTACATGCGTGGTGGCATAACTTATGATCAGGTATTGGCACTGAGTCCCAGTGAACGCAAGATGATTTCGGCTATTATCAAAGACAACTTGGAAACCACCAAGAAAAGCAAACTGCCATTTTTCTAATGCTAGACATTGATCAAGTCACTCGA